ACGGTACCGGTGGGGGGTGGGGTGGCGCATGCCCCCGCCCTGCTTCGCCCGGTTCTGCATCAAAGCCCTTGTTTTTATAGGTTAAATTATAGCGGTATAACTACAAAGTATGAGTTAAGGGGGCCAAAGCCCTTGGAAATAAAGCACAAAAGAAAGCAATTCAATTTTGCTATTCTATAAAGCTTAACCGCCACGGGAAACCGGCGGGGAATGCGCCGCCACAGCGCCGGGGAATTCGCTTGCTAGTTTTTGTAGGGCGTTGCGGGGGCCACTGCGGTGCATGTTCTGTGCTGCACTATGCGCAATGCTATGCGCTGCACTATGCGCCACGATATGGCGGGGCATGCTCTGCGCTCTGCTACATCCCCGGCGCTCTGCAATGCTCTGCGCTTGTGCTATTCCTTGCCATGCTCTGCGCCGTTCCTATGGCCTAAAGCTTTGCCCGGCGGTGTTACCCGCCAAAGCATTGCACCGGGCTTGTAGTGGCTTGTGAGCGGTACGTTATAGCAGAACAAAGAAAAGCCCCACCGATTAGGGCAGGGCTTTGAGCTGGTACGTTTAGGGCCGTTTAAGTCACATGTATCTAACCCGAAACCATCGATTTTTAAATGTTTGATGGGACAAGTGAACAAGCCGGGCGGCTTCTCGAGTCTTTCCGTTTGATTGTTTGAGGGCCATCCCTAAATAGTGCCGATCCACTTCTAGATGGGCTTTTGTTAAGTCAAAATCATCTGCCAGCGGCTCATCTGATAATTCCAACGGCTGATCTATTTTAAGAGTTTCCCGCACGGTTTTTTGATTCAGTATATCATCTAGATTTATTACTATTTGCATTTGGTCAGTTCCTTTTCGGTTTTAAGTTAGGCCTAAGCCATAAGCGACATAGAGGGCGATTAAGGGGGTGGCAAAAACCGCCACCGCCCCGATGCAGTCCCCGATCAGATCAAGCCAACGCATCTGCCAGATCCCATAACTTGCGGTTCACGTCGATTGTTTTGGGCAGGGAAGTTATTGCTTTAGACTTGCGCAATTTCCATCCCTGCCCGGTTTCCTTGGCTCTGCTAGTAAGTGAGACAATGGAAGGGCCACCCCGCATGATATTTTCTTGGATGCGGTTAAATACAAGCCAAGCTGTGTGTCCCATGTCTGCATAGCGATTGGCCGCAAACATATCTCGCACGGTTTGGTGGTCAAAGTATGCGCCCGGCTTGGCTTGTTCCGATGGCAGAATATTCCCGCCCATATCTTGCGGCATTTGTTCCCACCGCAAAGCGGCGGCATTGTAAGCAAAATCTATGGCCGCTTCATCATCGACGGTGGTCTCTTGCAATGCGCTGACTCGCTGCATCATGCGGGGCAGATTGGCGGCGGTATCTTTGAGCATAGATTCAAAGCCGTTTGCGGTTGTGTGGCTGTGCCGCATTTTGCTTTGGAAGCCATTTCCCGCCACGATTCCATTGCTGCAAATGAACCGAAAACAGCCTGAGAATAATTTCAGCGCCGACTTAGCATCATGTGAATTGTACAGAATGATTTCTGGGCGGGAGTCTTTGTTGTTCTCGTTTAGGTCACTATCATGCGCAAAGCTTATTGCATGCATGGCATATGGCCGGTGTGCTGAATTGCGGGATGGGCGCTGCGTGGCTTGTGTTGGGCGAAAACCATAATCGCCAAGGATCTGCATGGCTTGCATCGTATTGATAAAGCCATAGCGGCCCGATGTTTCCGGGGCGGCGGTTTCTGTTAACACCGCCGGGCAGATGTCAGCAATTTCTGACAATTCCATAGCGGCGGCGGTTTCTTTACGGGTGATGATTAGGTCTAAGGGCATTTGGTCAGTTTCCTTCGGTTTTAATCGCTGCAGGATTGCAGCCCAAGGCCCCCCGATGTTGCAGGGGGGCTAAGGGCTAAAATCTAAGCATTTGCAGGATATGCGCTTACCAATTGATAAGCTTTGAAGCCAAAAGCCCTTTGAGCGTTTTTAACATCGGCAAGCCAAGCTTTGGCGGCGGCTTCTGTTTTGAATTGCAGAGCTTCGCTTTTATATTCTGTTACGCAACAGCCCTCTTTTCTGTTTTTGCGGGGGGCGCTGTAAATATATGATGCGTGGCTACATTTAAGAACAAACATCATTTGCCCCCTTTGGAAAATTGCAGGTCAAATGCGGCTTCTTTGATTGCATCAATTTGCTTTTGCGTTCTTGCGGCCCGGATAATTGCAGAAACAGAACGCAAGAAAGCTTCTGAATTGTTAGCGGTTAAGTGACCCGCTGCCATTTGCATTTGTTTTGTTTGTGCTTTGGTCATTTGGTCGATCCTTTCGGTTTAAAAGTAAAAGGGCAAAGCTTGCGCCCTGCCCTTACTATATCCGATTCGCTGCATTAATAAAGCCATTTTATTGTGCCAGTTAGAAAAGCGCATCTAATAGCCAAAACCATAGGACACAAAAACCCACTAATTGATAAACCGGGGCCATGCTATTCCGGCCCCCTTATTCTTTCGAGCATTTCGGCGGCATCTAATCGGAACCAATTTTCGATTCCTAGTGACTCACTAATCGCCAACATTGTTTGCATATTTGTTATGTGATGTTTTAATGATGGTTGATCATCAAAGCATGGCTCTGCAAACTGATATTCTTGCGTCAAAGTTTCCAACACATAGCAAGCTTGTTCCCGGCTTAATTGCACGTTTATTTTATCGGTCATAATCCCGGCCCCCTTCACTCTGCAGCGATTGCATATGACGGGGCGGGGCAAGCTTGGCTTGGCTCTACTATAAATAGGCTTTTGCTTTTTTGTGCTGCATGCCCTTTTAATCTTAGCCCAATCACTTTTCCTTTTTGCTTTTGGTTCAAAATATCTGATTTATCCCCGTCGATTATTTCCCGCCCTAAAAAGTATGAGCCAACCGGCACAAAATCCCGAAACACTACGGCAAGCGGTGCATCGGTTTGCAATGCCCGGTTAACTTGTTTTTGATATGCGGGGTTTTGTGAGTAGGAAAATATCAGATCATAATTTTCCGGGGTACGGCCAAGCCTTGCCGCAACTTTTGTATAATCGTAAAAATAGGCTTCCGGGAACATTTGCGGAATCCCGTGTTTAGTCCAATCAATATCCGAAATGGTATTTAATCGGAAAGCAGGGCTTTCGCCGGTCTTTTTACATAGAGCCACAAAATTGCGCATTTCTTTTATGAGCTGTTTTAAAAATCCCTTTTGATCATTTAAATAAAAATCCGTTTTTAATTGCCGGCCATCTTTTACATTTGGGAAAGCTCCAAAGCCTGCATCTTTAAGACAAGGCTTCATGCAAAGGGCAAGCTTTGCACCACTGCAGATTAAATCATCGGGATATAGGGATAAGCTTGCAATGCGCAAGCCGCTTTCCTTTTGGCTTTTGCGGATTTTCGTGTTGTTTGCGTTTGTGCTTAAAAGTTTCATTTGGTCGTTTCCTTTTGTTTCGGTTTTAATTGCAGGCCGTTTAGTTTTTGGTCGTGGCCTGCCCTTATTAAACGCCTACTAAAACGATTCTAAAAGCACTTTATTCCTTTTTTTTTTGGAGATTTTTTTTCTCTTAATTAATACATTTACTAATACATGCATCTGTATATACATGTGTGCATGTAAATGAGGTGTATTATGATTTGACGCCCGAGTAGTTTTAGAACAGAATGGGAACATTCTTAAAATGGAGTACTAAAATGATTCTAACCGCCTGTAGAGGCGCAAGAGCTTGGAGAAGCTTTGCTAGATGCCTCAGATAACTTAATTAAAACAAACACAGCGCAGTCAGTTATACTGTTGAACGACAAAGCTATCTCCGTTCCTACAGGTGATCGTATTGATGACTGGCCTACTGTGGCGCATGTGAAGTAACATTATCTATATATAACAGGTGTATAATGATCTGACGCCTGAGTAGTTTTAAAACTAAGAGGCTCCTTTGGGAGCCTTTTTTAATGAAAAAACCCCACGCCGTCTGGAGAATGGCGTGGGGCAAGTCTGGGAGGACATTGTAGAAGCAGAGTTGGGAGTGCTTCTGGAATCAGTATCCTCTGAATACCAACAAAGTGCAATAGCTAATATTCATAGTTGACATCTCTTATGCCACTTAGTTAGGTTATGAGTTAGGAGGACCATGATTATGGCAAACAAGATTAAGTATCTCAAGCAGATCAAGCTGCGTGATGGCAGTGAAAAGTGGGCGTTTAACCCACCACAATATATCAAGGAACGCCTGCAGGTAGGCTTTGAACAGTTTGATGCCCGGATTGATGCGGTACATCGGTGCATGGAGATAGATTCTCTGCACCAACGCTACCTAGCCGATAAAGATGACATTGTTTATGTGAACAGCAACACTGTATTAGGCATGTTAGGCTACTATAAGCAGACACAGGCTTGGTCACGGTTAGCTGACAACAGTAAACGCACCTACAATCAACTAATAAAAGGGCTTTCTGTGATCAAATTAGGGTCTGGAAGCACTCTATTCATCGATATGTTGGCTCAAAACGTGCGCAAAGACCATGTACAGAAGCTGTACGCCTATTTGATGGACGAAGTATCGCCACACCGTGCAAGGCATACCATTAAGTTCCTCAAGCGTGTTTGGAATGTATGCGAACAGAACGATAAGCTGCGTGGCAACCCGTTTAAGATCATCCAGCTAGACACTGACCCAATCTGTGACGTTGTGTGGACAGAACGGCAGGTAACACGCTTTGTAGAGGCCTCTGACGAGCTAGGCTACTGGTCTATAGGTACACTGGCTTTGCTCTGCTACGACCTCTGTCAGCGCCCCGGAGACATGCGTCAGCTACGGTGGGACAACTTTGATGGTGAGACCTTCACCTTCGTGCAGGAGAAGACCAAGACCCCCATCATTGTAGATGCAAGCCCTCGTATCATCTCCCGAATAGTTCCTCGCCATAACCAATCGGGTGCAGACGAAACCATCGTAACTTACGAGAAGACAGGCAAACCGTATGACCGCTGGAAGTATAATGAGATTGCGCAGAAGATCCGCAAACATTGCATGCTGCCTGACCGCTTAAAGATTAAGTTTCTGAGACACTCAGGTGCAACTGAATTGGCTGAGAACGGTGCAACTGAAGACCAGATTGCAGCGGTTACAGGCCATAAATCCCGTCAAATGCTTAATATTTACGTCAAAAAGACAAAGAAACTGGCCTCTTCGGCCCAAAATCTGAGGTTTGGATGAACAAAGATGTAACTGAGGCCCGGAAAGGCCTTTGAAACGAGAACTGCAACGGCTAACAGGCAAGCCTGCGCAGCAAACAACTGAGAGACTGATCGACCTGATCGTAGCAGTCCGTGATGAATTGAGGAAAACCAATGGAAAATGAGATACCCCGCCACATCCTGTGGGAAATGGAGCAAGTAGGTGTGATGCCTACCCCTTTGCCCGATGATGTTCCTGACGAACCGACCATCCCACGCACATTTGAATACAACATGCCAGAACTGGATGAAGATGGTGAACCACCCTTCTGATACCTGCCACGACTGCAAATCGAAACCAGACTTATTCTGGAAAAACTTATGGCTATGCGCTGTGTGCGGCCTCAAAAGGATGAAGAGTAAATGATAGAAGCAACATATATCGACCACATGGGCACTGACCTTACTGTAGCTAACGCAGCACGGGTCAGCTTTGGTAAGACTTCTGAGATGGAAGATGATGCGTGGGGTCCACCTAAGCTCAAGGCAAAGGATGATAAGCTTATTCGTTATCTAGCCAAGCACAAACATATCAGCCCCTTCGGACATTGCTTCGCATCCTTCCACGTTAAGGCTCCAATATTTGTGGCAAGACAACTTGTTAAGCATAAATTTCTGCGTTGGAACGAAATATCGAGGCGATACACGACTGAAAATATCGAGTTTTATGAACCTTCCGTTTGGCGTGGTCAGTCGCAGGACAAGAAGCAAGGTTCCGAAGGAGAGATACAGCACATTCATATTCAAACATCGCAACAGGTGCCTCTGAGGTTATACGAGGGTCTGTTGGACAAAGGTGTGTGTGAGGAACAGGCTCGTATGGTACTTCCGCAAAACACAATGACTGAGTGGTACTGGTCAGGTTCACTAGATGCCTTCGCTGATATGTGCCGCTTACGTTGCGCCAGTGACACACAATACGAGACAAGGTTAGTTGCAGATAACATTAATGGGGAAATGAGTAAGCTGTTCCCAGTATCGTGGGATGCTTTGATGCAAGGAGATAAGTAATGGGTGCTGAAGTTTTAATGTGGGTAGAAGTTGAACGTCCAGTAAAAGAGTGGCGTAAAAGTTATGGTGTGACTACTTATGATGCCCTTGAGAATGTGAAGCTAAATATTGGTGAACGTCTTACTGGGGTGGTGAAGACTACACTTGATGACGAGCGAACGTCTTACTGGGGTGGTGAAGGCTGCACTGACGGAGGATGACGATGAGTGATGATCTGGTGGAGCGAGCAAGGCACAATGCAAATGCAGATATACCGCATCATGCGAGTGTGTCTTTGATTGAAGAAATGGCCGACCGCATAGAGGAGCTGGAGGCCAAGCTGAAGGAGGCTATGATTGGCGTGCCACTCACGGCAGAGCAGGCCGATGCCTTGGGCCTGGTGACAATGATCCTTGATGATATTGATTGGGATGATGAGCTGGAGGCCAAGCTGAAGGAGGCTATGGGGCTGGTGGGTATTATATTCTAGTAATCGTGCAGGGAATAGCAAGCGGCGAGAACACTATCGGATGCACGCACTATCAGAGGCTCTGGGTCAAATCCGTAAGATTATGAAAGAAGAAACGAAATGAAAACTAATCTAACTCAAAAACAACTGGATGAACTAGCAGAACTTATCACATTAGGTGAGTACAAAAACGGAACTTTGTTTATCAAGGATGTCAGAGGCAGTGTTTACGGTAGTGTTGTAGGTAATATCTACGGTAGTGTCTGTGGTGATATCAAAGGTGGTGTCGTAGGCAGTGTTGGGGGTGATGTTTTAGGTAGTATCCGTGGCTATGTCTCTGGTGATGTCAAAGGTAATGTCTTAGGTGATGTTGAAGGTAATGTCGGAGGTAATGTCTTTGGTAGTGTTGAAGGTAGTGTCTTAGGTAATGTCTTGGGTGATGTTCATGGTGATGTTGAAGGTGACGTCTATGGTAATGTCAAAGGCAATGTCGAGGGTGATGTCAAAGGTAGTGTCTTAGGTGACGTTATTCATAATATCGGAGGTAGTGTCTACGGTAATGTCCAAGGTAATGTTCAGGGTCAGATCGCATCGCAGGGAAGTACTGGACTAGCTTAGAGTCAGGGAAGGTAAGCTGTGACTAAACTACACGAACTAGAGCCAATGATACTAGACTGTTGGCGTGTATGTAATGACCTTGAGGTTGTGTTCAAACAGATCGGTGATGGTGAGCGTGAGCCTACGCAGGATGAAATGATGAACACCCTGATGGGCATGCAGCAACTGTATCAGTGGAAGTTTGAGCAACTGTTTTTCAAGTGCGAACAGGTGATGAAAAGCTCTTCTGATGCAGAAAAAGACGATTCTACATTGAAAAAAATAGAATGATATGGAATAGAATAGAATCATCAGGATTCGCCTAATGAGTTCAGACACTTGGTTGCGGGAGTAGGATTTGAACCTACGACCTTCAGGTTATGGCTAGAACCCTATGTAAAACAATAGGTTGTGTGGGGTTGTAAGTTACTAACCCCATAACTATATGGCATAACAAAGTGGTTGACTTATTACATATTAGGTGTAGCCTGCGGCTAACCCGCCCAAGGGTTAGTCCCATGTAAAGGTAATGAGGATAACCTATGAGCAAAGTAAAAATAAGATCACTAGAAGGTGTGGAAGAGTATGCATCAACTAGGCCATATGCCTGTGAGACATGCTGCAGTTTAATACAGGTTGGAGACCCAACACTTTTGGTAGTGTACCTAACAGACCCAAAGTTTCTAACAGGCTTAAAAGAATTAGATGATGAAAGCGAGGAGATGGGTTCCTACCTATTCCATCATCATTGTGCAGACTGCGGAGAGATCTTCAGGATCAAGCACAATGTTTAGCTACAAAGAACAGGTCAGCGTTATCCAGAAGATCAGGCTGGCTGAAGGTGAACACAAAACACTTACCTGTCCCTTTTGTGGGGGCAGGAACAAGTTCACCTTAGACCGCTTCGACGGTGTTCTGGTGTGGAACTGCTTCCGAGCCTCTTGCAACGCTAAGGGTAGCCTAAGAGGTAGGCGTGATATAACCGCACTCAAGAACTATGTCAGCGGCACACCTACACAGCGGTCAGTTAAGAAGATTAACCAGCTACCTTCTATGACCACATCTGTGCGCAAGCACATGCCCTCAATTGAGTACCTAAAATCAGTCAATTCGTGGGATGCATACGAATCAGGTCTGATAAAGGTTAGATACCTACCAACAGAAAACCGGGTTCTGTTTTATACAAATGATGGTACAGGTGCTGTTGGACGGGCCTTAGACGGGCGTCTACCCAAGTGGTGGAAGTATGGTGATACCACACAAGGCATATCTGTTGGTTCAGGCGAACATGCTGTTTTAGTGGAAGATGTAGCGTCTGCCTGCGCTGTTAGTAGAATATCTGGTGTTGTTGGATTTGCCCTTCTAGGTACAAATATAACTACGGGAATTAAGGCACAATTAGTTAAGTACGATAAAATAACATTAGTACTTGACAATGATGCGAGTAGTAAAGCAGTGTATCTAGTTAGAAAGCATAACCGGGTTTCGCACCTAAGACTGACGGAGATGGATTTAAAATGCTTAACACCTAAACAAATAGAAGACGTAATTTACTAAATAGTACCGACGTTAAACAAACGGGAGTAGTGCTTTGAAAGCAAGAGGAATTGTAGTCATCGATTATGACATCGACGGCGGTTTTAGAGAAGCCGCAGAGGAACAGGCACGTTTGGAAGAAGCAATCGCAGGGATTGTTAAAGGCAACAAGCGTGTAGTCTTCCATCAAGTGGATATGAAGGAACGGCGGGGCGACCAAAGCCCTGACATCAGCAAGATGAAGTTCCGTCAGAACTAACTGACAGCACATAACAAATTAAGAAAAACCCCTCAGTCGAAAGATTGGGGGTTTTTTTATTTCTACTAGGTGTTATTCTAGGTGGCACAATTAAAACCACTGAGGACGGCAGACCTATGGAGCAACAGCTTATAAAAACAATACTGAACAACGCCACTTACTTAGAGAATCAGGCTAACTTACGGCGTAGTTTATTCAGTGACGATTTCGCAGCGATCTATGATTTGGTCAAAGAAGCACATGGCAAATACGAACATGATATTAGCCCGGATGAAGTGTACAGCTTATGGCTGTCACAGAACCCTGTGGCTACATCCGCTGAGATCCACGAAGTTCGTGACGTTGTAGACCAGATCAAGCATGCAGAAGCTATAAGCTCTGACATTGCATCTGATGTAATCAACAACCTCTGGCGTAAGGACATAGGGCGTGAGGTAGCCAACTTGGGCATCAATATGTCTGAGGGTGATCCCAGCGCCCTACGCCGCTTACAGACGCTCCTAGAGCGCATCTCAGACAGCTACATGCCAGATGATTTCGGTGAAGACATCACTGATGATATTTATGAGCTTCTGGCAGAAGTTTCTGATGATAATAAGTTCGCATTCAATATCTCTACCCTGTCCCGACACTTGTACGGCCTTGGTGGCGGTGACTTTGCTATCGTAGCGGCTCGACCCGAAACTGGTAAGTCAGCGTTTATGGTCAGCATCTGCGCTGCACCCGGCGGGTTCTGTAGCCAAGGGGCCAAGGTTCTGTATCTGGGCAATGAAGAAAAGAGCATGCGTACCAAGCTTCGTGCTGTGCAGGCTTGTTCTAACATGACCCGTGAGCAAATCGCAGAGAAGCCAGACCTAGCAAATTCTGTATATATGAGCATACGGGACAAGCTGATCTTTAAAGACACGCAAGATTGGGATCTTGATAAGATCAACGCCTACTGTGAGCGTATTAAGCCTGACATCCTAATCATAGACCAAGCGGATAAGGTTCACATTGCTGGTAATTATAACTCTTCGCATGAGCGTATCCGTGAGTTGTACCGAAGTTTGCGTGAGGTAGCCAAACGACACAACTGTGCAGTGATTGCAGTGTCACAGGCATCCGCTGATGCAGAGGGCAAGACCCGCATCGACTTCTCAATGCTTGAAGGCTCCAAGACGGGCAAGGCTGCGGAAGCAGACGTAATCATCGGTATCGGTAAAGCCGCTGGCGGCGGCGACGATGAACAGAACACTGAGCGTTGTTTGTACATATCCAAGAACAAGCTCTCAGGTTTTCACGGTGCCATTTACTGCAAAATCGAACCAGAGGTATCACGCTATGCTGAATAATGAAGAAACATTGCTGGCCGAAATAGCAAACGCACGGCAAAAGGCTGCGACAGATACTAGCTACAATAACACCGCAAGTAAAAACCTAGCGAAGCTAGAGCTTGCTCTGGAGTTTCTGCGTTTGGGGGGTGACGGTATCAGAGTGTACCATGACCACCTAACAATAGACCAGAAGTACCACGTTACACTGTCCGGTAAGAAATGGCGGGTTTTCGGTAAAAACAAATGGTATCACTACGGAGATCCGCAGACCCTTCTGCATAAACTGCGGGGGTCTTCTGATGCTGAGTGAAGATGACCTGAGAGAATTTTACGAAGAGCTTCTCAAAGACAGCCAAAAGCGCAGGGATGCTAATAACGAAACCAAGCAGAAGCTTATCAATCGTCAGATAGATCTCCTGCAGGAAATGATCCTCAACCAGAACAAGCTCTGGAAGCTGTAATGGGGAAGAGATCTGATTTTGAGAGACTGCCACGGGACTTTTACAAGACCCCGGCGGCAGCAGTAAAACCGCTAGTACCACACCTGCAAGACGTTCAGTCTTTCTGTGAGCCTTGTGCAGGCGATGGTGCTTTAATCAAAACGCTGATCGATGCAGGCCTAACATGCTCTGCGGCATACGACATATATCCGATGAGCATTGAGATAGAATGTCTTGATGCTCTGGATCTAAGTGAGCCGCATCTGGGGCGCACGGATGTTATAATTACGAACCCACCTTGGGATCGAAAGATCCTGCATCCGATGATCGAAACATTCTCAAACCTGCGGCCTACATGGCTCCTGTTTGATAGCGATTGGGTCCACACAAAACAGGCAATGCAGTTCCTACCCCGGCTTCGCAGGATTGTAAGCGTAGGGACGGGTCAAGTGGTTCGACAATACCACAGGCAAAGACAACTGTAGCTGGCATCTGTTTGACCGACATGACCCAACAATAACAACAAAATTCTACGGGCGGATGAAATGAAGAAGATACTAATTCTGGATTTAGAAACAACGGTACAAAGACTTGATGGCAAAATAGACAACTCACCCTTCAACCCAGATAACAGATGTGTTTCGGCACACTATTGCTGGCTGGGTGAGCCTGTCCAAACGCTGGTATTCCATCACAATGATAAGCCTACCCCTGACAGCCCAGCGCCTCTGCGTGAAGCTCTCAAGCAGGCTGATATGCTTGTAGCACACAACGCCAAATTTGATGTGATGTGGTTGATGGAAATGGGGTTCAGTATACCAGATCGTGTATACTGCACCATGATAGCTGATTACGTCTTGGCTAAAGGACAGCGTGAGCAATTGTCGCTGAAAGCTACAGCAGAGCGCAGGGATGTAACACGCAAGAAATCTGACTTAGTTGATGACCTGTTCAAGTCCGGTGTTGGCTTTGAAGCCATGCCCCTTGATACCGTAATTGAGTATGCCGAAGCTGACGTAAAAGCCTGTGAAAGCATCTTCCTAGCGCAGCAAGAAGACTACGCAAAGCCTGAGAACCAGAGCATGCAGAGTGTGGTCTCTATGATGAACCAAATGCTTCTGTTCTTGGTTGAGATTGAGCGCAATGGTGTAAAGATTGATAAGGCTGCGTTGGGCAAAATTGAGGCACACTTCAGAGAGCGTTATAACTATTGTAACAACAGGTTGGATGAAATTACAGAACAGGTCATGGGTGATAAGCCATATAACCTAGCCTCTGGTGCAGATCGATCTGAGATCATTTACTCCCGTGGTCTGATAAACAAAGACTTGCACATTAAGATGTTTAACATCGGTACGAATGCTGCCGGTAAGCCTCTGTACCCACCCCGCATGAACCGCAAAGAGTTTAACGATGCGTACCGGTCTAACACCAAGGTGCTGCACAAAACGGATGTGGTATGTTGTGACCCTTGCGATGGCAGAGGTCTGATCCAGAAGTATAAGTCTGTGACCCGGCAGAAGATGGGCAAGAAGTACAAGGTGCAGGGTGAACCGTACAAGAACCTGTCCAAGTGTCCTGAGTGCAAAGGTGTAGGAGCTTTCTATGTACCCAATGGTAAGGTAGCAGGCCTCAAGCTTAACCCTACCGGCCCTAGCGATGCATCTATTAATGGCTTTAAGACAGATAAGCACACCATCAAGCTTCTGATCGAACAGGCCCGGAGAAAGCGCAATGACCTTGCAGTAGAGTTCCTTGAGCTAATGACTGAGGCGAGTGCGGTCAGCACCTACCTAGACAGCTTCATTGCAGGTATCGAAACATGGACACGGCCAGACGGTATTCTGCATGCACAGTTTAATCAGTGCATCACAGCTACCGGTAGATTGTCATCCACTGCACCTAACCTGCAGAACATGCCCAAAAGAGGCTTCCCTGTGCGTGAGGCTATGGTGAGTAGGTTTAAAGACGGGTTGATTATTGAGAGCGATTTCAGTGGCTTAGAATTTGTTATGGCAGGGGAATTATCCCGTGACCCTCAGATCATTAAGGACGTTCTTGAAGGTAAAGACCTACACAAACAGACTGCGTCCATTATCAACCAATGCAAGATGGATGAAGTGGGCAAAGATGACAGGCAGAACGCAAAGGCCCATTCGTTCGCTCCTATTTATGGGGCAACGGGCAGTCAATATGAAGGTCATATCAAGAATTACTATACCCGTTTCTTTGAGATTTATAAGGGACTTGGGGCGTATCACAAGAAGCTAACAGACGGTGTGCTAAAGACCGGCCACATACAGATCTTCTCAGGGCGGCAGTTCTTCTGGCCTAATGAAGAACGGCGCAAGAATGGTCGCACAAAGCACTACACCCAACAGGTGAACTACCCTGTGCAGTCTGCAGCGACAGCCGACATTGTGCCACTTAGTTGCATACGGGCATTCCGAAAGTTCAAGGAACTTAACCTGCGCTCCAAGCTAGTTCTGACTGTGCATGATTCTATTGTGGTAGATACCCACCCCGATGAAGAGCAACAGGTCAAAGAGGTGCTGCAGTGGGCTATGGAAAAGGTCACAGAAGAGGCAAAAGAGCTTTGGGACTATGACTTTATTCTGCCCCTCAAAATAGAAACATCCCGTGGTAAAAATTGGCTGGATCAAGTCGAATATGATTGACTATTGCCACTTAGTAATGCCATACTGTAGTTCCAATCAATAGAGGATCGAATCGAGATGAATGATCTTACAAATGTAAATCAAATAGACCTGCAGGCAATGAATGAACTGCTAGGCACTCAAGTAACAGGCGGCACTGGTGGAGCGATTGTTCGTGTACCAGAGCTTAAAATTAACTCACGCAGCCGTGACAAGGATACTAAGAAAGCTATCCCAGAAGGCTCCTACTTTCTGACCAACATGGATCAGAAGGTGTACGGTGAGAACGTCACGTTTCGCCCGTTAGCTACGCACATTCAATACTTTCACTGGGATGAAATTGACGGGAAGCGCACATTGGTTAACAAGTCTATCGCCATCCCAAGCCCCCGTGATGAAGCCCGTGACATGAAGGGTGGTATCGCCTGTGGTTATCCATCGTGGGAAACGCTGCAGGAAATGGATTATGCTGACGCTAAAGTGTACAAGTCCATGAAGCATCGTGTCACCCGTGGGCTTGTAAGCTACGATGGCGTCACTGCCGATGGCGAGAAGGTTTCCATTGAGAACCAGCCTTGCATCATGTTCCACAAGAACAGCACGTTTGGCGGCTTCTGGAACGGGTTTATGAAGAACCTGCCTAAAGGTTCCAACATCTACGAGTACGAGACTGAAATGGGTGCCGATTACAACGAAAACGGCTCTGTGGTTTGGTACACACCTTTCTATACAGTGGATCTGTCTAAGAAGCTGGATATGACCCAACAGGTGTTCGATACGATGTCTGTGTTTGCTCAGGCTATCAAGAAAGAGAATCAAGAGATTGATGCCAAATACTTTGAGGCAATCAAAGAAGGTTCGCTTGATAGCAAGGCAATGAATGCACTGAACATCGAAGACAGTCTCGACAATGACTTCGTAGATGTAGCCTAATGCTGCAATCCAAACTGGATGCAACAAATGACAAACTATCTAACGATGAATTTGATGGCCTGACCATTGAGGACAGTTGGATAGAAGAGGCTGGCGAAGAGTTTAAGGCGGCTCTTCGCAAGCAGCTTACGCCGCAAGACAGAGATTTTCGTCTGCGGATGTCAAACATCGGGAAGCCTCTGTGCCAGCTACAACATGGCGCAATGGGTTCTGAACAGAAACGCAAGTCCAAGAACTTCAAGGTGCAGATGATGATTGGTGACGCCGTAGAGTGCATCACTAATCTGATCTTAAAGGTCGCAGAGGTTAACATTACCGGCGGTAAAAACCGTGTCGAAATGGACTTTGGCTCAGTCACCATTAAAGGTGAAGATGACATAGAAATTGATCATAAGATCTATGACGTTAAATCCTGCAGCCCCTTTGCTTTTGATAAGAAGTGGTCGCATGGATATGAGGCTTTAAAGGAAGACGATCCATTCGGCTACATCGGTCAGTTAACCGGCTATGCCCAAGCCCAAGACAAAGATCTGGGTGGCTGGATTGTTGTGAACAAGTCTACCGGTGCAATGCTTGCAGTGGATGCAAATGTTTCTGCATCTGAGAAATCCTACAACATGTTTGCTATGAAAAACACTGTTGAAAAGATTACTAGCGGAGCGCCTCTGGAACGGCAGTTTGATCCCGTGCCTGATAAGTTTAATCGTAAGCCTACGGGCCTTAAACGGTTGCCTATGGCTTGTTCATTCTGCGACTTCACTCAAGCTTGCTATCCGAAGGCAGAGTTCAAACCTCACCCCATGTCGAAGGCTAAGGAACCGCCTTCATACTGGTTCGTTGAGGATTAAGCATGGCGATAAAACCTCAGTCTGCAAAGGCTAAGGGGCGGCGTCACCAGCAATGGGTAAGAGATAAAATACTAGCTCTGTTTCCGAAATTGGAACCAGATGATGTCCGTTCCACTGGAATGGGTCAAGGCGGGGAAGACGTTCAACTGTCTCCCGCTGCTAGGAAGCTCTTTCCCTACTCTGTTGAATGCAAGGCTCTGAACAAGATCAGCGCATACAAATTCATGGAGCAAGCTGAAGCCAACTGCCCACCCAAAGCTGAACCAATCGCAATCATAAAAGCAGACAGGCAGAAGCCGCTGGCTTTGATGGATGCAGAACACTTTTTCAAACTGATTGGAAAAAACAAATGAAAGATAAAGACCCAATTGCATGCGGTATCTTTGTAACCCCCGTGGATCACACAGGCTTCAATCTCAGCGCCTTTAGCAACCTTGAAGGCAACGTGTCCGAAGAGGAAGCAGATCACTACGAAGCTCTGATTGAGGGCATCGGCTACATGATCCGCAGCAACCCATTCTTCTTTGTCGATCTGGGCAACATGATTCTAGATCAATCTGAAATGGAAATCGAATTTGAGCCTGCCGATGAACTTGAGCAAGCCATTGCCGAAGCCAAAGTCATTCCCTTCAACAAAAAGAATTGAGGACACCAAAATGGATCTCAACCAAATCACCGACATGGTCAACAGACCCCTTCATTACAATTCCGCAGAGATAGAATGCATCGATGCAATGGAAGCCATGGTCGAAGGCTCAGACTGTGAGCCTCATGTGGCGTATTGCTGGCAGAATACTTTTAAGTACCTCTGGCGCTGGCCTTACAAGAACGGCTTAGAAGACCTTCGGAAAGCCCGTTGGTACTTGGACCGCATGATTTCTAATCTTGAGGGGGATGCGGAATGACCCCCGGATACGAGTACTTCGATGAAGGCAATGCGTCCCTTCGTGACCCGGATACATATCTGGGTAAAACACCGCTGGATATGGTTCAGCACTTTGCCCGGACCTACCAGCAATCCATGGGCCACCAGTGGGCCAAGGGAACCCTCAAAGACCTTCTGCGTACTGTCCTTATTAAAGAGGAATACGCCGAAGTTTTAGAGGCCACAGAAGCACCCGAAATGCTCAAGGAATTGGCGGATTTAGTTTACGTCACATACGGATTTGCAGCCACTTTTGGCTGGGATTTAGACGAAGCTGTGCGCCGTGTTCATGCATCCAACATGAGCAAGCTGGGTGTCGATGGGGACGTAATTTACCGTGAAGACGGCAAAGTTCTCAAAGGCCCAAATTATGAAGAACCCAATTTAACAGATCTAGTTTAGAGGACGATTATGAATAACTATCTACCAACCGATTACCAATCCTTCATCCACACCAGTCGCTATGCCCGTTGGTTAGAAGAAGAAGGTCGCCGTGAAACGTGGGGCGAAACCGTGGGCCGCTACATGGACAGCATTGTTGAGCCTGTAATTGATAGCGGCGAAAACGAAAACAGTTTCAATGTAGCAAATGAAATTGAGCAAGCCATCTTGGGCCTTGAGGTTATGCCTTCTATGCGCTCAATGATGACCGCAGGTGTTGCTGCAGCCCGTGATAACACTTGTATGTACAACTGTTCTTACTTGGCCATCGATGACCCCAAGGCCTTTGATGAAGCAATGTTCATCCTGTTATGTGGTACGGGTGTCGGGTTCTCCTGTGAGCGCCAGTACATCAAGAACCTGCCTGAAGTACCTGAGACGCTATACGACAGCGACACCACGATTGTAGTTAAGGACAGCAAAGAAGGCTGGGCTAAAGCTTATCGTCTTCTGATTAGTATGCTCTTTGCCGGTGAAATCCCGACATGGGATGTAAGCAAGGTACGGCCTGCAGGTGCTAGGCTTAAAACCTTTGGTGGTCGTGCATCTGGCCCAGCGCCTTTGGTTGATCTGTTCAACTTCACCATCGATACCTTCAAAAAGGCTGCAGGTGGTAAGCTGTCTTCCTACGAATGCCATAGCATTATGTGCAAGATCGGTGAGGTGGTTGTCGTAGGTGGAGTGAGACGTAGTGCGATGATTTCATTGAGTAATCTCAGTGATGATCGTATGCGCCACGCTAAGTCTGGTAAGTGGTGGGAAACAGCCCCGCATATGGGCCTAGCCAATAACTCTGTGGCATATACCGAAAAGCCAGACGCCATGTCCTTCCTGCGTGAATGGACTGCCCTAGCAGAAAGCGGTTCTGGTGAGCGTGGTATCTTCAATCGTGAAGCTGCAGTTAAGCAAGCCCAAAAGAACGGACGCCGTGACCCTAGCTATGAATGGGGAACTAACCCGTGCAGCGAGATCATCTTGCGTGGCCCTAAGACCGATAAGAACGGCAATCCTATTGCAGGTACAGGCGGTCAGTTTTGCAACCTAAGTGAGGTAGTTATCCGTGCTTCAGATACTAAGAAAGATCTTATTCGGAAGGTCCGTATCGCAACCATTTTGGGAACGATACAATCTACCTACACCAAGTTCCCTTATCTGCGAAAGGTGTGGGCGAAGAATACGTCAGAAGAACGGCTGTTGGGGGTGTCGCTAACCGGCATCATGGATAACACCCTTACAAATGGCAAAGAAGGCGATCTGGCTACACTGTTAGAAGACCTGAAGCAGGTGGCTGTCGATACCAACAAGGAATGGGCTGATAAGTTAGGCATTGAAGTATCGGCTGCTATAACTTGCGTGAAGCCATCGGGTACAGTTTCACAACTTACAGACAGCGCCTCTGGAATACACGCACGGCATAGCCCATACTACATCCGTACCGTGCGGGGCGACAATAAAGACCCTCTAACACAGTTTATGAAGGACTCAGGCGTTCCTAACGAGCCAGAAGCTTTTAAACCTGATCAGACAACAGTGTTCTCCTTCCCTATGAAGTCACCTGATGGTGCAGCGGTTACTGCGGATATGACTGCAATCGATCAGCTAAACATGTGGCTAATGTACCAGCGACACTGGTGCGAACATAAACCTAGCGTGACTGTGAACATCAAAAATTCTGAATGGTTTCAGGTGGGTGCATTTGTTTACGAGCATTTCGATGAAATGTCTGGTGTATCGTTTCTGCCGTTTGATGATCACACATATCAGCAAGCGCCATACCAGCATGTCGGTAAGTCCGTGTATCAAGAGATGCTTGCGATCATGCCAGACGCAATCGATTGGACAAAGCTTTCTGCGTATGAAGCGGAAGACAATACCTCTGGAAGTCAAACACTTGCATGCACAGGGGATAGCTGTGAAATCGTAGATCTAACGGCGTAATGGTTGATATGTACACAATCTTAACAAGAGACCAATGTAACTTCTGTGACCGGGCCAAGGCAGTACTCCGGTCACAGGGGCAACCTTATGCAGAATACAACATACAATCAAAAAGTAGCAGGTGGCTCACGCCCCTGCTTCTAATGGCCGACCTAAAAACCGTACCCCAGATCTTTGACCCTGAAGGAAAGTACATCGGCGGCTACAACGAACTTGAGGACTCATTCAAATAATTGAGGCAGGTTTATGAATAAAAACGAGGCATACGAAGTCGGATATGAAGACTTCTTCAAGAACAACCATCGGTGCGCCTACAAGCCTAAAAGCCGTTTCTACAAAGAATGGCAACGTGGGTTCAATGATGCGTACTTCTACAACAGGAAAACACATGTACAAAGTATTCCAACAGAAAGACTTCAGCAAGTATGATGAAGCGGCACGGGCAGCGGCTAAAAGGTTTTGGTCTTCGGTTGGTTATACTTGCGAAGACAATCCTGACGAATATGGGGTGGACCTAGTCGTTAAGGGCCAGAACAAAATGTTTTTCTGTGAGGTAGAGGTCAAGACGGTGTGGCACGGGGTACAGTTTAAGTACCCCACCATCCATCTGCCGGTACGCAAGGCAAAGTTCTTAACCAAACCCACACAGTTTATGATCTTCAATAACAGCCTCACTCATGCAGCCCTGTTTGGTCGCAAGGTTGTGTTGGATAGCCCCTGCGTTGAAGTCTCCAATGTGAAGATCTCACACGGCGAGAAGTTCTTTGACGTACCTTTTGAAAAAGCAACCTTCGTACAAACAATTTAGGTGAATATGAGCAAAAATGCACGGCGTTACACAAGAAAACGTAAAATAACAGAAGGGGAAGCACCTACGCCTAAACACGTTAAGTCTATTGAACTGGTCCCCAAGACTTACAACCAACAATTGTACGCAAAGGCACTTAATAACGATCCGCTAGTATTCGTCACAGGATGCGCAGGTACTGGCAAGACCTATATGGCGGCGACACAGGCCGCTAAGATGTATTACGAAGGTAGTGTAGCAAAGATCGTCATCACACGACCTAACGTAGCTGCAGGGGGCCGTGACATAGGCTTCTTCAAGGGCGGTCTGGAAGAGAAGATGGCCCCATGGGTAGCCCCACTAATTGATGTACTAAAGAAGCATCTAGGCGTCACCAAGGTGCAGAGCATGCTGTCAGACGGTAACATCGTGGTTGAACCGTTTTCTGTGATGCGAGGTAAATCATTCGATGATGCATTTATCATCCTAGATGAAGCTCAGAACACCACCTACGTTGAGCTAAAGATGTTTCTCACCCGCATAGGTGAGAACACTAACGTAGTGGTCAACGGTGATGTCGCTCAGACCGATCTTGCAGAGAAGTCCGGGCTTGGTCGCATCATCAGAATGATCAAGCAACAGATGCTACCCTTCCCTGTGATTGAAATGACAGTCGATGACATTGTGCGGTCTGATGTGTGCGCCACATGGATAAAAGCCTTCATAAAAGAGGAAGCTGCGTAATGGATTTATACCTGTCCGGTTGCCTGTATTTAATAGGTTCACTGTTTATGACTCTAAACTTTGAGCCAGAAGAAGGTTCCTCTAAAGTGATGTACCTTTTGTTCGTGTTCGCATGGCCTGTAATGACGCTATGGCTGTTGGTAGAAGACATGTTTCATAAAGAATAAAGCGCCCCGTGGCATTGACCTCGGAGCGCCCTAAGCGTATAATATATTTGAAGCTGGAAGTTTGGTCGCTTCCGTTTCGGTTTTAATTGGAACCCCTCAGATTTAGGTCTGGGGGGTTTTACTTTTTAGAACACAATCGTGTCCGTGTCGGGATCGTATGAACAGCCTTCTTGGTAATCAATTGCTGTAGCCGTATCCACGGTACAAACCACCATTTGCTGTTGTTCTGACCTCATGCTCCTACCAGAAGCATCTAATAGTGCGAGACCTAAGTCATGCGCCTGTCTTGCTGTTAATAACATATCGTAGCCCTTTGCTAAGTGAACATTACGGCGGTAGTTGCGGTTACTAATCGCTGCCGTAGTAAGATTATGGGCCAGATTCGTTTAGGGATGAACCTACTATATAAAGTATTCGTTAAATATTCAGTATTGACACTGAAAATACTAAACAAAACACCTCATGTTGTAAATTTTAGCTAACAACCTACTACATAGAGTTGTGTATACGCACCCCATAAAAGCAGAAAAGCTACCGAATCATTTGACCCGATAGCTCTACTGTTATTAGTTAGGTTGAAGGGCGTTACTAACCCTTTGTTAAGTGAACATGCCCCTCAGATTTCGGTCTGGGGGGTTTTCTTATTGGTAACCGAACACCTGCATCATATCCCTGTCTATGCTACCTGCGTCCTCCTCGCCGAACACATCCTCTTCTTGCACTCGAACCTCGTAACGCAAACCTAAGATAGATGCGTTACCTGTCTCCGCAGCTATCTTCTTAGCTATTTCTATTGCGGAAGGTTCGTTACCATCAGCAAGTAACTTCAACATAGTCTCAAAGTCTTTTCGATTAGCTACGACTGTAGCAAGGGTGTGTGCAGCCACGGTTTTCTGTAGCTGTTCTGCTTCTGCCACAGGCACAGAAGTCATCCTACGAAGCATAGCCGCTGTAGGGTTCATGTAACCGGCAGTTAAAAGTATTGCTGTAGAAACGGCGTCCCTAATGTTGGAGTCCCGTGCGGCATTGATGATTGTATCAGACCCCGCCTGTGAAACTCTTAACCGACTTGGGATGGATGTGTCGTACATTGTATTAACGAGAGCAATAATTGCATCAGACATTTGACTGTCTTGCCCATAAACAACATTTATGGATTTAAGCAGATTACTAGCTTCGTCTTCGCTTAACTTCTTAACAGCACCTAGTGATACATTGCCACGGGCTTTTGTACCCGACTTCAAGGCGGTAGGTGATGCACCTATTAAACGTGTCCCTATATTTTCTAGAGAAATCGCTTTTAGGGCGTCTATTGCTTGATCCCTTTGAAACTGGTCTGGCAATGTAGCAATCTTATCCATTAGCTCTTTGATGCGGTTTTCAGAATTTTCTGACCCCATAATACCAGCCAGTTTATTTCTAGCACTTGAGGTAGGTGTACTTGCTACGGGACCGAAAACACCAGTAGGGTTTGGTTTACCGGGCGTGTCTATAAGCATGCCCACAATACCCTCTTGTGCCCTTAGTATATCTTCCCCGTAGCTTTTTATAAGCTCATCATTAGCCAGTGCAATATCGCCCAAGTTTCCATAGGTCTTCTGAATTTGCTGATAAGCCTCAGTCATATCATTTAGAAGATCGGTGTCTCCTAAAGCTTGCAGTTGCTCCCGTACCGGGCGGAAGGCCTCAAACAAAAGGTTCTCTGGTGTATCGGTTCCTTTTGCGACACCAGATTGCACAGCATCACGAAGAGCATTAGCAGCCTGCGCCCTAAACAGATCCCTAAAGGCACCATTTAATTCTGTATCTGGGCGCACGGAACTAAGCATGGTGCGGAGTTGGCCCATTAGTGTGCCGGTTTGGTCTCCAACAACTTCATCGACGAACTGGTTGGAGCCAAGAATCATGTTAGGTTCGTTTCGCCCAAAATCTCCCGGTATCTGCCCACGCTCCGTATCAAAGCGGCGTACATCCTGCATTTTATCTGTAAGACGTTTTATAGGTTCTGAGTTAGTAAATGTGGACATTGCCAGCTTATATTTATCATCCGCAGCTTTATACGCTGCAGAAACACCTTCTTCAGAAGTAGCAATAACGTGTGCCAGTTGTCCGGTATCTGCGTCAGTGATGTGATTTCTAAATTCAATCAATCTGCGTTGGATGGTTGGATCATTTCTGTAGCTATCTATTACAGACGCCAGCCTTGCTTTAAGATTGTACAGATCCTTAAACGACACCTCTTGCGTTATTCGTTCAATTACTTGATCCGGTGTTTCCAGTATGGCGCTACTAGAAGCTTCACCTGCCACAGGAATTGGGTCTGTGCGAGTACCCACACGTTGCGGGGAAAACCCCTCGAATACATCACGAAGGACCGCAGCGGCCCGGCCACCGGAACCGTCTAATGCGTCTGCAGCACGGGTAACCTCAAGAAGCTGATTGCGTAAAAGTTCTGCATCGATTGAGGCTTCCGGTAAGGCTTTATAAGCAGCATCAACCTGATCCATAGTACTCTTAAATACAGCGTAGCCTTCACTAGCAACAATATCTGTAAGCTCCTGACGAACCTCTGCACTGTTAGTGTTAAACAGGCCGTAGTTTCCTGTGTTCTCTGCTATGAGATCCTGAACAATAGGGTTGTCCTGTACTACCGTTGCCTGTGTCGCCAGTATCTCCTCTGTTTGTCTGGCTACATCGTCTGCTTTAGCCGTTATTTCTGCTACCCTTACGTCAGATTGTCTTACTACATCTTCGGCTAAACCTTGTGCCGCTTGATCAATTGTACGCCCTTCACCCGCAAGGTTACCTGCTGTCTCAGACATAAACCCAGCAATTTCGTTAGGGATGCGATCAGCACCCGCTTGTACCATTGGGTTGCTTTGCTGGCTGCGGAAAAGGCCAATCATAGATGTAGACATCTTTGCGGCCTCATCCATCACAAACTGTTCAAACTCTGCCTCACTAAGCTTGTCCTTCATGCCAGCACGGGTTTCTCTTATGTAGGCCTCCGAACCCATCATAATGGCGTTTGTAGTATCTGTGTCTATTGCTTTGGTTGCATCACCAAGACTTAGATTGATAACCCTATTGTCATTCAAAACACCTGCAAGCGCCCTAAGACGCAGCTTCATTTCAACAGGATTTAGGTTAACAAATTCTGGGTCTAGATATTTAACAACCTCAAGAACGGTCCCGTCCCGAACCGCTGTTTTAAGGGCTTCTTTATTTGCTAATTTTAAACCAGCACTTGTCTTGTTAAGTAAAAATCTACCGGACCCTACCAGTATAGATAACACACCATCCATAGCACCATTGATGATCATGCTATCTACCACCATGGCAACATCTTCTGCGGCAGCGTCACTTATATTGGGTAGAATGTCACTAACCTTACTACCTTTTACTACAAGACCTTCGTCACCTTCAGAGGATACGATTGCTTCCGCAATAGCAGTACCGATACTATTTGCGGTAACTGTAGATGCTTTACTGATTTCAGACGATTTAAGGCCACTACCTAAATACTTTGCAAACCTGCCGGTGTACTTAACTGCCTTTGTAGCAGCCCCAACAGGTGCGGCTAGGGTGAGTATAGAAGTTGCAAGATCCTCCCCACCAGCCTGATCCAGATCTGGCCGTGAAGCAGCAAACTCGCTCTCTTCTAGGATAGCGCCTTCCGTTACTAAACCACCGAACTCTTGATATATATTTCGTGCCGATTGTTCAACAACACGGTTGAATGCAGAAGCGTCTAGGACCGGGTCGGGAATAAGAACCTTTTCCATCCGGTAGTCTGCTATTGTTTCATCCCCTGTTACAGGAAGTCCTTCGGCATTTACCGGGATCATACGGTCATACACACGTTTACCGTTTTCTGTGTAAAACGACCCACCTTCAAAAAGATCACGGGTTGCCTGAGACCATTGCGCTATATCGGTATCATACTGGTCTTTGGCTATCTGACTAGGCTGGGGGTCAGAACCCTCTGGCTGCACCATATTGTACCATGCCGCACCTACTCTGTCATACAGGCTCAGATCTGGTTTGGTTTTTACTTCACCTGTAGTAGGGTCGGGATACGATCCATATAAATTATCATATGTAAAGGAATCCCGTGTATCCACTATGGGCGCCGGGCCTGTGTCTTTTGGTGTATTTTTTGCAATAATGTTGTCTACATATTCAGACCATTCCGCTTCAGTCCCCCCTTGAAATTCAGTAAAACCAGCACCCTCATCGGGAGTTACAATAGGCTCTGGTTCCACAGAATTAGTACCGGGAGTTTCATCGACCCCGTCCTCCATACTGATACCATTTTGGTTTAGGATCTGTAGTTCTTCTGCCGTAAAGCTTGCCATTATTGTTCCACCTTTTGTTCAAGGGCACGGGCAACAGAGGCAGAGTCTACCCCATACTGTTCTGCTATTTTTTTAGCTAAAATAGCTTTTTCTTCTGGTGAGCGTCTGGGGTTATTGTACATTGACTGAAAGTCCGGAAAGCCAGATAAGTTTTTAATTTTAGAAACCTGTTGTCCCACACTAAGAGGTGTTACTTCCCCAGAGGCGGGTGGCTCATTTACTGAAGCCGGTGCTTGATACTCCGTATTCATCCATTGTAGCTGCGCTTGGATGTCTTGACCTTCAAGGTAATCAGCCAGAGGCACGATCTGATCCCCAAAGGCTTTCTCTGAATTTGGAATCATACCTGCAGCTTTGATGCTTGGATGTGTCAGCAGAAGATTGTGTTGTTGCTCGGCTTTAGCGTACCCTTCATTGACCAAATCACGCAAACTTTTTGTAAATGTTGCGTAATCGCTACCGGCCACAACAACATTAAATGCTGCCTCAAAATCTTTGTCTGTGGTGCGCTCTTGGCCCATTGCAGTTCGTGCGTACACATAGGCAAACTCAATCGCCTGTGCCTGAAACCTTGAGTACTGATCCGCACTGATACCTAGCTCAGTTAATTCTGCCGCAGTAGGCATGTTTTCTGGTTCCAGAGTACTGGAAATTTTATATGCTTCTTGACTAAGATTTTCTACACCGGAGACAAATCCACTCAGATTTGTATACTCTGTGGAGATCCTTTTTATAATAGCAGGGAGTTTCCCACCAATAAATGTAAGAACCTTACCATCGCTTTGCAGTACAAGTTCATCGATTGCTGCAGCCCTGCGGAGTAAATCTGTTACATCACTACGTCGAGCATTCATAGGAGCAACTACTTTTTCTTGTACCTGAGAACCAGCACTCCTAATTTCTTTTACATTGTCGGCACTTATAACAGTTCCCGTTTCAAAGTCTGTAGATCCAAAAGACTTATCAAGGGCGTATGAGTAAAACCCGCCGCCTTCTTTAGCAACAAGTTCTATAGTACTTACAGTACCGTCTTCACCTTTAATGTCTGCATAGAACGTCTGATCCGTTAGCTTCAGTTCTTCTGTGAGACCAGCAATCTTTGTTAAATGAGTTTCAAGCTGGTCTAATACGATCTTCTTATCTTCGGCACTAAGCGGAGAATTTTGAACTAACAGTTTCTTTGCTTCTACTGCAGCAGGCGTTGTGATGTTTGTAAAATAAGATGAAAGATCTGCACCTTCTTTGGCAGTCATAAGCTCTATGGCTTCTCTAATAGCTACAAGTTCTGGATCGGTTGCCTCGGCCAACGATAATGCTAGGTTATCTCTTTCTGTAGAATCCATAGTGGCAAGACTTTTCAAGTCATCTATATTCACGCTTTCGTCTTTAGCCAAAGGATTAAATTCAAACCCTTGTGAAGTTGTGGTCTCTGTCTGTACTTCGCCCTTGTTTAGCTGTTGTGGGCTGAAACGGCTTTCGGCTGCAGACCGTGCGGCAGAAGCGGCGGGGCTACCAGTTGCTTCTAGATCATCAATCGCCTCACCAATATCTAAGGTAGTACGCATGCTGCCATCAGGATTTGGAGGCAGACGCATAGGGGGTGCTTGATTGGGGCTAGCACCTGTCACGAAGTCTTCAGTAACCTCTACTTCTGATAGATTGACTTTTCGGTCATCAAAGTCTTTCTGAATTACGCCGATGGCATCAGTGCCATGGATCTCTACCTCATTAGTAACATATGCCATGCCTTGTGCATTTTTGGGGTCGATACCAAAGCGGAGGGCAATAGAATTAGCAATGCGCTGGTTCTTCCGTGCCTCTGCCTCTTTTTTAGCTTGCGCTGCGGCGAGGCGTCTGGCTTCTGCAGCCTTTTCTTTTTTAGCCTCACGCTCCTCAAGACGCTTCTCTTCCGCCTGACGCATGATCCCTTTAGCCATAATACCAGCGCCGGTATCGATAGCGTCTGCCAGTGTATTGTTAGGCTGATTAAATGCACCAGAAGCAATCTTACCTTGGATGCGGCTCTTCGTTGACCGTAGGGACATTACACCACCTCTTCTTCAGTATCAGAGCCGCCCAACATGAGCGCCTGTTCTTCCGCTGTGGCGGTCATTTCTTCTGTAGGCTGTGCCGGTGCCATAAGACCGCCTTCGCCCTCTGAGACGGCTTCTACGGCGCTCTCAGGGTCTGTCTCTTCGGGATCTACATCGTCCACAACACCCATCATCATTTTAAGCGTGGTGGAGGTGATCGGTGTGCGTTTAGCATTTAGACCATCTTCGTATTTAATGTTCTCACTGTCGGCTAAGATCTGCAGATAACGGTAGACCGGGCCAGCCGCTAAGATAGCCATGTCGATCTGGAATTTACCACGACCAATACCCTGCATCATTAAGCCTGCAACGATGTTAGTCAGAGGGCGCTTTAGCTCCATAAGACTGTAGACTATCTCTGCGGTGGTTTCATCATTCATCCGCTCCATGACGTACTCTACTGTACCGTCATAGGTCTCAATCTCTGGTGGCCGGTGCCATGGATAGTTACGAGTATCAGCGGTGTAGTTCTCACCCGGTATTGGGCCTATTGTCTTTGGATCAAACATCTTCCACCTCATCTTCTAGGGGTTCCATGTCTGCTAGATCTTCCTCTAGCTCATCCATGTAATCAGGTGTGTAGATCACAGGGTTGCCCTGAACCTTCATAAGCTCTTCGGGCATGCTACCTTTCAGAAAGCTCTTAATGGACTTCTCAATTGCGTCTTCAAATTTCATTTTTAAGCTTCCCGTAATTAACCATTAGGTAGCCCTCTGGCCCCTCAATTACCGTGTCAGGATGTGTCTTCTGAACTTCCTGTGCGATCACGCCCATGGTTGGATACTTGTCGTAGCCGATCTCCTTGGCCGTATCGTTCCAATCCCATGTGTAGAACTGGACACCGTTGAGTGTGTCGTAGGGCTGAATGTTTTCTTTAAGTCGTACATCAGAGGCACCTGCAGCCGCTGCACCAATTTTGATGGCACCGCCCAGAAGTGTATCAAAGAGGCTTGCCTTCTGTGGTGTAGCAGCCTGTGCCTTGCATCTCACCTAAGAGAAGACGCATCTCAAACTCTTCTTCGCTAACCGCACCCTTGAATAAGTAATCCAAGGTGCTGTCTGTACGATCCCAGATGCGGTTAAGACCCTTCTTGCGAAATATCCAGAATGTTCTTTGTATCGATTGCGGCGGCATCATAAGCCATCTGCGTATTGGTGGTTGCAACGGTCTGCCGCCACCGGGCGTTAGATTCATCCACAGCATATTGCATCTTTGAGTAGAACTGTTGGCGCTCATTTTCCAAAGCCATACGGAACTCTGTGGCATCGTTAATCTCGCCAGCATTGAACCGCTTTAGCTCAGACAAAAGGTTAGCGTTAAACTGTTCGACCTGCGTACCAAGCTCTGTGTAGAACTTAGTGAAGTCATTCTTACTTTCTGCAGAAAACCGGCGGGTGGCATTCTCTTGCTGTGTATCCTCAAGCAGAACCTGCACACGGGCCTGAGTGTTAACCATAAAGGCCTGTTGTTCGTTGGTAAGATTATTCAGGTCCATCTCTAAGAAGGCTTGGGCATTCTGTACCGCTGCAGTCTCACGGGCGTCTAGGTTAGCCAAATCAAAGTTAGACAGAACCGTAGCTTTGTTAATGATAGCCTGTTGCTTGTTGTCTAGGTTTTTAACAGTGAGTGTTTGAAAGAACTGCGCCTCTTGCTGTGCAATTGGAAGGCTTGCTTCCATCAGGGCGGTAGCCATAGCCGCTGTGGCTGCAGTACCGGTCATACCCTTAAATGTGATTGTACGTCCTACTGCACGGGCCTGTGCTTGTGCAAATGCAGGGATCTTAGGTTCACCGTCTGAGCCAACAAAAGAATCGGCCAGCATTTCAAGCTGTCCGGTTACGGTAGACTTCATATCTACATAGTTACCTTCGCCAAGGTTTTGGGCCATGAGCTTACCGGCAACGGTTCGTGTATCGATTATTGAACTGAACTTTTGTGTGGCGTAATCGTTAAGAGCTTCGCCAGTTTGGTTCACTGTACCATCAGCGTTAATGCCTGTGGCAGAACCCTTCATGTCCAGCGTGTAGCCTTCTGCGTCCACTAGGTTAGCATCACGAACTTCGCCTGTGGCAGCGTCCATAATAAACTGTGGGTTGTTCATGCGATCAGATGCAGTCGCTGTGGTGAACGATGCAGGGTCTACTGCAGTAGGGCTGCGAACCGGTGCAACACCTGTAACTGTCTGAGGCAGATACTTCTCAAGACCTTTGAGGGCATAATTAGGATTACTAGGATCTAGTAGTGTTCCTGCAGTAGCAGGGTCTAGGTTAGGGATAATGTCAGAAAGGTTAATACCCTTTGCATCTAAAAATGCTTTAGGGTCTGCAAGCATCGCTTGGATTTCTTCGTTGGACGAAGCAATACCAGAATCCACAACCATCTTAGCTATGCCATCGGCAGACAATGGTCCTGTAGAGGCTGCACCTTCAGCGGCTTGTGCGTTGTCTGCAGCTTCCTGCATAATAGCGGCAGCCCCATCGTTATCACCCTGAGCGGTGGCTTGTGCAGCAAGGGATTCATACCCTGTAAGCCCT